GGTGCAGACTGTATTCAGCGCGTATAACGTCGAGTGATCAGCCCCACCGATGGCGTAGAAAATCCCCGCCAGCGCGCCACCACCGCTGTAATCATGCACTGAAGCGGTAAAAGCGTTGGTCAGTTGGGAACTTGGATTCCCTGCCGGGATCGTCAGTACGCTCTCAAGGTTATTGTACTGCCCTGACACCCGGTTATTATTGTTGAACACGATCGCATTGTGATCGTGATACGTCTCCGGACCAAATTGGAAAGATCCGGTCCAGCCAGTCGCTCCGTGCCCCATCCCCAGGCCACCACCCTGGTAACCCTGCTTCACCAACAACCCATTCATTGTGGTCGGGCCGTTGTCGCTGGCGAGGATGGTCAGCGCCGGGATCGTACTGTTGGTCGGTGCGGTGATGGTGCCGCCGGTCTGCAGCAGGTATGGCCCGCCGGACCCTCCCGCGCTCTGCACCCAGACACCGTTCTGCCGCCCGTAGACCTGCCCATCATAGGGCGCGTCGTTCGCCAGGCCGCCCTTATCTGAGGTGACGATGACCCATTGGCTTGAACTCGGATCATCATACCAGATGTAAAGTTGCGGATCGATACTGTCGAACCACAACTGGCCCGGCTGCGGATCAGAGGGCGGCGTGTCGGCGATGGTCACCGCCAGATAGGACGGCAGCGGTCCGGAGCCCAGCGCACCCAGCGCCACGCCGGTGACCTGCACACCCATCTCGATCGTCACGCGCCTTGTAGACGAACCGTCCAGCACGAACTGGCAAGTGTAGGCGAGGCTGGGCGAACCCTCCTGGACGAACACCTCAAGCTGCGTGCCGCCGGTTGCTATCACGGCACTCTGGATCTCCAGCGGGAACGGATCGTAGGGCACCTCGCCGCCAGTTAGTGGATAGGGTGCGTCCGACCAGCCATAGGCGCCCAGCATGACCTTCTGCGATACGACAGTCGTAATCGTCTCGCCTGCGTCCAGCCACCAGCTCATGTCGAGGAAGTCGCGGCTGATGTCAGTAGTCTCTTTGACGATACGATCTACCAACATTAGTTCTTACGTCTCCCTGAGGCGAAATACGGGAACTGACGTGCCGGCGACTGCTGGTCGGAATGCAGGCGTTCCGCGATGTCGCGCCCCCGGTTGATCCCCTGACGGAACCGCGTGCCGTGATACTGTGCCAGCTGCGGACTGGACCATGGCTTGGCCGGCTGGCCGTAGAGCCGGAACAGCGTGCCGTCGAGCATGGTCTCGAACCATGTAGTGAACAGCTCAGGCAGCGCGTTTAGCCGTACCTCGTCGAACGCCCTGGGACGCAGCGCCAGCACCGCCCAGCCGTTGCGCTGCGCTGTCGGCGGCAGCAGATCCACCAACAGCGCCGGAGGATCGATCGACCAGTGCGTCAGGCCGTTCACATGCAACACCCAGACCACCAGGGTGTTCGCGTCGACCGGATTGAAGTCCACCGTGGAGACGCCTGGCGCCATCGCCCAGTAGACCGTGCTGCGATAGTAGGTGCCCCGGATGCAGAACTCCTGCACCGCGTTCCACAGCGCCATCTCGATCAGCGGCAGCGTGACCCCAGGCAGCACAGCCTGGATGTTGTCATACAGCCGGTAAACGTCCGCTGTCGTCCCGGAAGCTGACAACGAGCTGCTCACCTGTCTGGCCTAGTCCTGCTCGCGCGGTTCGCGCTGCAGCCCGCTGAAATTGCGGGGCGTTGCCCCGTTCAGCTGCCGTCGCACGTTGTCGATGACCTGCGTCACCAGCTCGTAGGGCATCTTGTAGAGCCCGGCCAGCACGACGTTCCACTCCTGCGCCGGCAACGTGACGTCGATCGGCTCGCTCGCCTGGAACAGCGTCGGCTGCATCGGCTGCTGGTTGCGTTGCGGCGGCATGGACGGCGCAAACTGGTCGTTGCTCATCATGATGGTTGGTTCCCTAACTTTGAACTGAGAGTAGTTGGCTGACAGCCTTATTCAGCATGGCGACGGCGCGGCCATCGTCGGCCCAGGTGTCCTCACGCAGCTCCGCGCGACCGACCAGATAGTACACAAACGCTGTATACACACTGGTGCTTAATGGGAACGCCGTATTCATATCCGCCGTGGAGAAAAACGGGATTGCCGTACGAAGCCCGATCGGCAAAAACAAATCCGGCCGCTTGGTGCGCACCTCGGTCATGAACGCGTTGATCCCCTGGAACATCTCGGCGTCCGAGTAACGCAGCACACCGCCTGAGGTGGGCAGCACATCCTGCAACAGCACCCGTGCCTCTGCGATGATACCGCCCCAGGTGTAGGCCATCTCACCTGCCCTTGGTCTTAGGCAGCTTGCCTTTGTTAATCGTGTTCAGCACCCCGGTGCCGAGTTTCTTCGCCGCTGCTTTGCGAATTACATACTCGCCCTTCTGTGCCGCAATCAGCCCGTCTTCCTTGCCTATGGGTTTACCGGCGACGCGTTTGATCGGGCCGCCCCTTCGATACAGTCCCGGCGGGTTATTGGGATCTGTCCAGGGCGGTCCCGGCGTGCCGCTGCCACCCGGTCCGCCACCGGTGTTGCCCACCGGCGTCTTGCTCAGATTGTTCATCCCGATGACCATCCCGGCGCCGCTGCTGATGCCGCCGGAAATGCTCTTGCCCAACGTCGGCTTGATCGGCCCGGGATCTTCCTCGGAGCCCTCATCGACGTAGCCGCCTCGTGCGTAGCGCTTGATCTTGCGGATGGGCTTTTTCATCGCCGCTTGGCCTTCTTGGAACCCACCTTGCCGCCTTTACGGAAGCCGCCCATCGGCGGCACACCGCCGCCACCGCCGCCGCCAAGTCCGCCCATCGGTGGTGGTGCGCCGCCACCGCCCATCGGGGGACCTGCGGGGGGTGCCGCAGCGGCAGGTGGAGGAGGTGGCGGCGGCAGCCGGCGGGCAACCGCGCCAGCGGCCTTCTTGCGGCCGGCGCCGGTCAGCAGTGCGGGCGGTCGTGGCATCAGCGTTTCCCCTTCTTCATGGCCTTCTGGCCGGCAGCGTCCTCGCGCTTGTCGCGCGCGCTGCGTTCGTAGGCGCGCAGTCCGACACCGAGCTTCTTGGCGCCCTTCTTGTCCTGCGCGGTGTCCTTGGGCGAACCCTCGAACGGTGGTGGTCGGGCCATGTTTCTCACTCCTTCAGGTGTGCCGGGCTGCCGGGCGTCACCGGCAGCTTACGACAGTCGTAATTAGCCTCGGATAGCATAGAGTTCGCTGATCGCAATACCATCAAGTATTTTAGCGCCGTAGACCTGCAACCCGCGCATGAGATTAGAAAAACTGCGTTCAGATCTAATAGTCTCCATTTTCGTTATTTGACTTGCGAAAGTCAAACCATGCGGATGACCAGCGAATATTCTAAAAGCATTGGTGGCACCCTCCACCGCCGTCGGCAGCAGGTTGGAACTGTACAACGTGAACCGATCGATCATGCCAAGACGTCCGTTGCGCATCAGCGACACGCCGTCGCCCGAAATACTGGCGTTGCGCAGATCGGACTTCTTGATCAGCGCCGCGATCCAGGGCGGGATCACCAGCCAACGGCCGGTTTCCGGGATGTTCTGTTCGTCGAGGCAGGTGCCCAGATCCACGATCGAGTCGAGCACGTTGATCGGCGTCAGCGCGATCGGCGCACCGGTGGCACCGAGGTTGATGTTCAGCGAGATCTTCCCCGCCGTGGCACCTTTGTTGTTGACGGAGACGCCGGCGTCGATGATGCCAAGCACTTGCGTATCGATAACGATCTTGAGCTGCTCGCTGGCATCGTCCGACCAGAGCGACAGGAGGTTAATATCGCTCTGGATTTCCATCACGTCGTCCAACGCTTCGTTGAAGTATTTGGCGTTGTCGATGGTAAAGTCCACGATGTTCGAGCTGGGCCGTTCGATCAGCAGGTCCTGGTTGACCTGGTAGTCACGGATCGTGATGGTGGGCTTGGTGCGGATATGAACGACGTCGCCCTGGTTCTTGATCTCGCCTTCATAGTCGGTGTTGGCGATCGCGCTTAGCACGGTTGCATTGTAGAATTTCTCGATCAGCTTACCCGACCAGATCTCGGGTATGAACGTGCCGTGGTAGGGCGGTGCCTGGTTGGTGCCAGCCCATGGGGTGGCGGCGACTGTTACGGCCATGACGGCCTGCTCCTTTCGATGCGGATGTTACGACAGTCGTAAACATCACTGTTGACGAACCCTGCCCTCCCGGCCCGCCGCGATGATATCGTTGTCGATCCGCTCGGCCTCGGCCTCGCGTCCCTGCCAACGTCCCTCGCGTTTTTGCCGGTAGAACTGGGTGATCTCGTTCGCCGTCCAGATGCGTCGGTCAGGAGCGCCGGGGGCCTGGGGCGTGGCAGTGGTGCCGCGTCCCGGTACCGTCAGGTTGGCGAGGGGGAGCCGGTCCGCAGAGGCCTGAGCCTCGGTCTGGACAGGCAGTATCCCCGCCGATTGACGTGCCACGGTATGCTCGTTCTGGTACGCTTGGAAGAACGCTACAGTCCGGACGGCATCGCCCGAACCGTAGGCATCAGTGAGCATCTGCTTGCGAGACTGCCCGCTGAATGGGTCCACCTGGGCCAGCCAGGTGAGGAAACCGTCGTCAGTGTTAAGCGCTTCCCAGTTGGGAACCTGCCGGCTCAACGCCTGCTGCACACGATCCGCCGCCGACATATGCGCGATCTGTTGGGTGCCCCCCTCGACGGAGGTCAATCTGCGCTCCAGCTCAGCGAGACGCGGTGACAGCCTCGCCTCGGCCCAGCGCTGCGTGCCGGTGATCAGATCCTGGCCGTAATTCTCGACGTCCTCGGGTGGCACAGAGGCCGCCGTGGTGCTGGTTGGGAACGGTGCCTGCGGCGGCGCCGTGCGCAGCAGCGCCAGGGTGTCCTGCAGGGACCTCACCTGGCCGCGCAGCTCCGGGATCTCGGAATTGTACTTGCCCTGGAGCGTGTTGTAGCGCTGCTCCCAGTCAGCCTGCGCGGGCGCCGGCGGCTGGGTTTCATCCACAGGTGCCTGGGGCTGCTCGAAACCCTGCGGATCCCGCGATTCCGGCTCAGTTACGACAGTCGTATCAGGCTGGCCGCCGGAACCCCCCTCAGGATTATCCCCAGGAGGTGGCTCGTCCATGTTGGCGACGCCGGCCTCGCGCGCCAGTTCGTCGGCTCTGAGTGAAGCCTGGCGCACCGCGTCGGGGATGCGCGGCTGATAGGCTATGTTATCAGGCATGCGCCGGCTCGCTGGTTGCGTTGTTGTTCTTCGAACGGTTCAGCGGCGGTGGCTTTACCTGCGCCTGGTGCTGCCCGGTATAGGTCGCGTGCATCGCCACCCAGACCTCGTAAACCCCACGTGCATAGCCGGTGGCGTCCAGACGGTTCTCGTGACCCAGCGCCCGCAGCATCTGTGACTGCGCGTAAGCCCCGAACGCACTCACCAGCGTCTCGAAATGCGGATTGTTGCGCAGCTCGTGGATCGCCAGCATCGCATCGTTGCCGAGATTAATACTCATCGTTCACTCCGAGTCCGGCGAGGTCATCGAGTAATCGGCGGACGCCCCCGGCTGGCCCTGCTTGCCCGGCCCGAGGCCACCCCGGATGCGCTTCATGCCGCCCGCCCCGCCCCGGATCATGCTGAGCGGACTGGCGAAGCTATGCCCCTTGCCGTACTGGCCCATCGAGCGGCTCATCGGATCGCCCTTGGTGATCGTTGAGCGCTGCCCCGAGTGCGGCGAGGACAGGTTCTGCTGTTTGGAGTTCTTACCCAAACTGGGCGTGCTGACGTCGGCACCGGCAGCACCGCCACCGGGCGCGAACAACGTGCCACCTACCCCGAGTGCCATCTGATATTTCCTTTCAGGGTCTGAGCCGCGCCATGCCGAACAGGCAGGCGAGCAGGTCGAACACCAAATAGATCACCGCGATCGCGACGATGACCCAGAGCACGATGTTGATGATCTGGGTGATCACCGTGCCCATCGGGGCCACCAGGGGTAGCAGCAGCCTGACCACCGCGACGACGACGATCACCACCACCAAAATGATCAGTAGCTGCTCGACGAACCCCAGCGAGAAGCACATCTCAGACGCCGCAGATGCCGTAGGTGCTGGCAGCACTCTTCATCGGGTTCCAGTTGGTGTTGTGCGGCGAGCCCTTGCCCTTCGGGTAGCTGCGCGACGAACCGGTAGGCCCGGTGCCACTCGAACCGCCGCCACCCTTGGCGCCGGCGAGCGAGCCGGTGCTCTCGACCTTGGAGGTCTTCCCGTAGTTCTGACGCTGATTGTCATCGGCCATGGCTTGGTACTCCTTGTGCGAAGGCGTTGACGTGAGGCGCGTAGTCGGCGTGCGACGGCGGTTTGGGTTGTGAAGCCTGCTGCGGTGATTGTGGTATCTGCGGTGTCACCGGCGCCGGTGGCATGGGCGGCCCGCCGGGTCCGCCTCCGCCTCCGCCTCCGCCCCCACCTCCGCCGCCTGGGGGCGAAGCCTGGCCAGGCTGCTTCGGCGGGGTTCCCTGACCGGGAGGTTGGCCAGGAGCACCAGGCGGGGCCATGCCCTGCCCCTGGCCCTGCGCCAGAAGGGCACCGCCGGCAGCCTGCATGCGCTTCTGGGCGTCCAGCTGCGCCTGCAAAGTGGCATCGTCAGGCACGATGTCGTCGGGTAGCCCGGTGCCCTTGGAGACGGCACGCAGCACGCGTGCCCGGCCGATCTCGCCGATGATCGGCGCGTCGATCGGATTGGCGGTGATCTGCAGGAACTGGAGCTGTGCCTGGCGCTCGGTCTCGCGTTGGATCGCGGCCTCGGAGCCCTTGACCCGGATCTGTTCCTCGCCGGTGAGGATGCTCCCTGGCTCGGACGTCAGCATGATCATGTCGTAAAGCTCAGTCAGCAGCGGATCGAGCACGTCGTTGTCGATATTGGCAGCCACAGTTTGCAGCACTTGCTGGGCGTTGTTCATCAACATGCTCAAGCCCGAAGCGGTGCGCCCTGCCCCGCCCGACAGGCTCTCGCCGGTCATGTAGCGGGGGATCGCGCTGGCCTCGTCAGCGCGCACGTCCATCGCACTAAGCACCTGGAGCAGCTCGCCGGCGTTGGACTGCGGCTGGAAGAAGGTGATCGGATCGCGCTGGTTGCCCAAGGGGTCGCCCTGGGTGTGCCAGCGCTTCCAGGGATACAGGTCATCGCCGTGCTCGGTGGGTGACACCATCTCGTCGTTGATCACCACCTGGGGACCTGAACTGATCCCCATGTTGTTCACCAACGATCTGAGAGAAGCGTTGATAACCTCTTGGATGTCTTCGAGAATATCCGGCAGCGCGTGGCCCGCGACGGTGCCCGGGATCTTCTCGAAGCTGGTTAGGTAATACGGGTGCCGCTTGCGCGGACTGGGGTTGATCTGGGTCTTGAGGGTGTGTCTGCCGACCACCCAGGACTGCACCATGTAGTCGCGGTCGAGGTCGGGTATGAGTTTCCGGTCGATGCCCTGATCGAGCAGCAGATGCCCCTGCATATTGCCGTGAAACTCGATCCCCTCGATGTATTGCGACCTGTTCAGGTTAGGATCCTCGCGACCCTCGTTGACCGCCTGCTCGGGGTCGGGCGCATCGAGCCACTCGCGCAGGCCGCCCCGGTAATCCTCCAGCGAGGCGCGCACCGCCTGTTCATTGTAGCCTGGTAAACCTATGAGATCGTTGAGATCGGCGCGGGTGTAGCGCTTGCGCTCGATGACGTCAGCGTTGAGGATGGTGGACGCGCCGGGCGACCAGTAAACGTCGAACGGGTTGACCCGCTCCCAGAACATGGTCGGCGCGTTCTGCATCACCGGGCGGGACTGGATCCATTTGAGCTGCGGCACCATCCGCACGATGGGACCCTTCAGCACCGCAAAGGGAAACAGCGGTAGATCCAGCAGGAACTCGCCCAGGCTGGTGTAGAAATTCCCAGTGGTGAGCAGATCGTCGATCTTGTCGGCGGCGGCATCGGCCTGGGTGTCGGCGTTGCGCCTGGCGGCCTGCTGGGCGGCGTGCAGCAGGCTGACATAGCGCATGTGCACCTGGTCTTCCGGCGACGGCTGACCGGCGGCCTGGTTGGTTTGCACTTCGGTCGAGATCAGCTGGATGATGTTGGACCTGACCTCGGGTGGGATCGGCGGGTCGGGCTGGGATTCGATGGTCCAGGGTCGCTCAGGTCCCAGGTACACGTTGCGGAGCAAACTCGTGGTGCCACGGCATTTGCCGGCAGTCGTCCTGGAATACACCTCGGAGCCGCCGAAGGCCTGGATCTGGGCGAGTTTCTCCGGGTCGTACTTGCCCTCGAAGGTGCGCTGCGCGCGTAGTAAGCGTTGGTTTAACGGGTTATTCCCGAGGTTCCGGTGGTTGCGAAAAACCATCCACTGCTGGCGGATCCAGGCGCCGATGTCCGGCATCTCCAGCGCCCGTTGCGACTGCGAACGTAGCGCCGCGCGGGCCTGATCCTGCTGATCCAGCTCGGACGGTGACACCACGCGCAGGAACCCACCTGCCCCACCGGCACGTGTGGCGGACAACGAGGAGGAAGACATACCGGCCTGGGCGATCGGCAACCCGAGACCCCCCTATTTACGACAGTCGTAAGACTGTCTAGCGCCTAAGTCCCTGATATGCAACTATATGTGGTAGGACCGCTCAGGAGTAGGTCGTGATCAGCGATGATGAAGACGAGCAAGACGACGTCATCGACCCGTTGGTGGATAGCATGCTGGTGTTGTCCGAGGACCCGGAAATGACCTCGGCGACGTTGTTTGCTTTTTGCAACGACATCGCTCAGAAAGTTCACACGTATGAGACGATCGCGCGCAGATACGGGTTCGCCGATCCCGACCACATGGGCGAGTATCTGGCTTCACATCTAAGCATCACCGCGAAGATTAAAGAACTACGTTCAGTGTATTTTTCCGACGTGAGCACCGAACTCAGGTTGCGCAAACTCGCGGGTCACGCGGTGCTCTCGGCACTCCCCAGCACAGCCGACATGATGTTCAATACCAAGGCGCCCGAGAGCGTGCGGATCGACGCACTCAAGGCGCACGCGCGCATTGCTGGCGTGGATGGTATACCAGCCGGCGCGCGTGACGCGGCAGCTGCTTCGGCTGCCCAGGCGAGCAGATTCTCCATCGAGATATTGTTCGCGTCCAACGGCCGGATGGAGACCATCACCACGTTGCAACCGAACAACCCCGCGATCGAACACGAAACCGTCGAAGAGTGATCTACAAACCACCTCCGACCGTCGAGGAGTTCATGATGAGTGACGCACTGGTGCGCGTCATCGTCGGGCCGGTCGGTTCCGGGAAATCAATGGGTTGTATCTTCGAGCTGTTACGCCGCGCAAGGCAACAATCACCTGACGCCCAGGGCAACCGCAACACCCGTTATGCGCTGGTTCGCAACACGCTAGCCCAGCTACGTACTACGGTGCTGCCGGACGTGCAGCAGTACCTACTGCCGATGGTGCGCTACTACGTCACCGACGCCACCATCCAGATCCGCGCGCCCTTGGATGACGGCACCAACATCGTCAGCGACTGGATCATGATCCCGCTGGAAACCAAGGAAGACATTAGAAGATTACTCAGCATGCAGCTGACCGGGGCGTGGGTAAACGAAGTCCGCGAGGTGCCGTTCGAGATCCTCTCGGGCTTGCTGGAGCGCCTCGGACGGTTTCCCTCCAAGATCAACGGCGGACCTACGTGGCGGGGTTTGATCGCCGACACCAACCCCTGGGACACGGATTCACTCTACCACGAGGCCCTGGTATTAAATCCCGTGCCCAAATGGGCGCTGTTCCACCAGCCCTCGGGGATCGGCCCCTACGCCGAGAACCTCGATAATTTACCCGACGGCTACTACGAGGACGCCATGTCGGGTGCCTCGGAAGAACGCGCCGCCACCCAGATACGTTCCGAATGGGGCGTCTCCAACGCCGGCCAGGCGGTGTTCCGGCGATCGTTCGACGCGGTGCGCCATGTGCGCGATATGGAGGTGGTGATCAACCCGCAGCGCCCGATCATGGTCGGCATGGATTTTGGGAGAACTCCCTGCGCGCTGATCGGCCAAGTGGACACTTATGGTAGGCTACTCATCTTCGAGGAACTAACCAGCGAAGACATGGGGTTACGCCAGTTCGTCAACGAACGGCTCAAGCCCCGGTTGTTGGATAATCCTTATGTCGGCAAGCGCGTGTTCGTCGTGGCCGACCCGGCAGGTGCCCAAAAATCCCAGCTCGCCGAGGAGAACGCGTTCGATGTGCTGAAGGCGGCAGGGCTACCGGCGTATGCCGCGATCACCAACGACATCGCGGCCAGATTGCTCGCGTTCGAGAAGTTACTCAGCGTGTATCCAGCCGGCGAGCCAGGCCTGCAGATCTCGCGGGCAGGGTGCCCCATACTGGTGAGAGCCCTCGGTTCGAACTACAGATACCGCAAGAAGCGCGACGGGCAACTCGAAGATAAACCAGAGAAACTTCACCCGCATTCCGACGTGGCCGACGCCGGCCAGTACATGGCGCTGGCGGTCAACGCCGATGTCACATCGCGGGTGATCGCCCGCATGCAGCCGAAGCCCGAGGCCAGGCGATTCACGTCGGCGGCGTGGACCTGAGCTGCTTCTGTTGATCGGTCCTTGCCCTGCATAATGGGGTTCAGGTACAAGTCCGGAGTCACAACTACCCACTACCCGCTACCCCCGCGCCGGTCTCCACAAGGGCGGGATTGAGACCAACCCCCGCCTGCCAGCGGGGGTTTTTCTTGGATTCTTACGACGGGCGTAAGTCCCAAGTATTTAGCACAGTCTTAACTAGGTGCTGCTTTTGTTCGTGGGCAATCTTGCTTGCCTTTTCTTGACTTATCCACATATCCACAGGCTGTACCGCCGCATAAAGAACGTAAGTACTCTTATCTAAGTAAGTCTGTGAAACCTGAGTCCCGCAGAACACCTGGGGAAATTAGCTGTTGACGTGACGCTCGAAGTCACACCAGATGACGCCGGTTGTCACACGAGCCGAGTCTGGGGGGAGTTATCCACAATGGCTGCGGAGATCAGGATACTGCGCACGCGCGCCGACCGACTGCGCAGCGAGCAGGCTGTTCAGCTGCGCGATCTCGTCACAGACATTCCCGACTTGCCTATGCGGGCAGTAAACGAGATGATCGGTGTCATCGATCGACTGACCGCTGCTGATCACGGGTGGATATTTGTCATGGTTGACGTCGTGCGGCATCGCAATGTGGTTCGTTGGCTCATGCGTAACTCAAGTCGCCCCTTGCAGGCGGTCGAGCTGTGGGCTCAGTGCTTCGTGGATGCCAACCACCAGACCGGCGAGATCCTGCTGAGCCGCCAGGAAATGGCTCGGGAACTGGGGATACCACCTACCTCGGTCAGCCACATCATGAGCGAACTCGTTAAGGTCGGCGCGCTGAGCCGACTACGACGTGACGACCACCCCAACGCTTACCGCTACTTCATGAACCCGCGCATCGCCACCAGTCTGACCGGCAAGGCCCGCGACGACGCCCAGCAGGCTGCCAGGGAGCCGGCGGCTGTCTGATGTTCGAAATTTACCTGATCGCTAACGTCGAAATAGAACGCACATTCATGGGCCTCGGCCCTGGCGTCTACGCAGCACCTCGTTCACCGTTCAAAATAGGCTATGCTTCTGATCCACTCAGCAGGCTATCCCAGCTCCGCAGCGCGTCTGCGACCAATCTTATGCTTGTGGGGGTAGTACAGGGGTTCGCCAACGAGGAGGACGCCAGAGTGGCAGAGGGTATGCTCCTGTCCTTCCTGCGGCTTCACATGGGGGCAGCAAGAGGGGAATGGTTCGAGGGAGATCCCATGAAGGCTTGGGAGCTGGCATTCACCGGCTTGGAAGACGCGTTGCTGCTCAACGACCGTATGATGTTTGATCTCAACCGGGCCCCCCTGAAACCCTTTCCGCGCGAAGGGTGGGATGGTGTGTCCGATGCATTCCACGACTACCTGGCCAACCGGAGGGCCTCCAACGCACGCCAGACGGCCGCAAGCGTCGAGGACGAGGCAGGGCAGGGGGTCGAGGCATGACGGACCATACGGCCTCCCCAGAGGTCCTGGCGCTCGCGGTGGAGAATGCGGGCGAGCGCATCGCCCTGATGGAGGTGCACATCGCGGGGCTGGAGGCCGAGAACGCCGCCCTGAAGCGACACAACCTGGAACTGCGCGCTGCGGTTGCAGCACTGCTGGAGCCGGACAAGGTAAAATAGCCTGTCGTTCCGTGTCCGCAAGGCTAACCCATTGATTTTGGCTGCGACGTAATATTCGTTCGTTCTGAGAATTTTACAACCACGGTCGTAACCAACCAGCTAGCCTCTGCACTGGCGATTGCGCGCGATCGCTGCCGGGGCTGCCGACTGTGCCCTTGCAAGCGGCCGGCAGCCCACCTCACTTTGCAAAGGGAAACCTCACATGCGTAAGCTACTCCTCTCCACTGCGGCACTGCTCGGGGGCCTCGCGGTCGCCGGCACTGCCCACGCCACCGTCATGAGCATTGGCCTCCAGACCACCGGGGCGATCACCACCGAGGCGACCAATTCCGGCGTCGGCGCGATCAACTTCACCGGCAACTTCGGCGCCTGGGTCGTCAATCTCGTCCAAGCGGCCGACCAGACGACGCTGTTGGCGCCGGGGATCCTCAATTCCAGCTCGCTGGACATCAAGGGTATCCTGACCGCCGCTGGCACGCTGAAAGTTTACGTCACCAGCCAGGGCCTGACCGGTGAGGCCGCGCTCGAAGACTTCACGTCGAGCTTCACCAGCAATGTCATCAGCGGCTCGGTCGCGT